ATAAAGTTCGTTAATTTCATAAGTTTCTCCGCAATAAACACACTGACAATTAAAGTGCTCTTTGATAGCTCTTCTCCAGAGCCGTTTAGAATCTGAACTTGTCATGGTTATTAAGTTGTGTAAGTAATGTTTTGGACTAGGTAGTAGAGGGGTCATTTACGTTTCTTTCTGCTTGCTCTGTTAACTGATGGTTTTTGGGTTCTGCCTTTGGTCGCACTCCCCTTATAGTGAGCCGCGTCGAGTCCATCTCGATTTCCATAGGTTCCAAGTTTCCGATTAAGTTTGTTTGCATTGACACGTAATTTGAGTCCCTTTTTTGTTTTGTTGTACGCTTTTTGTTGAGCTTTGTAATTACCGTTTGCGTACTTAGCTCCTTTGCCTGCCATATAACCTCGTTTTGACTAACTCTGGATCTATTTCTGGTAATACATTTGCCAGCTTATGTAATGGGTTGCCATCATATGCAACACCACTAATATCGTTTGTCTTCAGCCAATCACAGGCTGCTTTTAAGTCTTGAGTAGTGGCTTCACCACTTTTTACTCTGTCTAAAAATTCTTGTGTGACTAACTGGTGGAGTTCATTAAATTGCTCTTCAGTTGCCTTTTTCATTGATTTTTATAAAAAATGCCCCTCCAGAATCGCCTGTAAGGGGCTTGTAATTTAGTCCGGGTATGTTTGTACCCTTACTTTTTGCCTTTTTTCTTAGGAAATCCAGCTTTCATATTGGCGTAAGCTTTAGGGGTGATTGTACTTTTAGACTTCGGTCTACTTGTACCAGCTTTCTTACGCTTGTTGATGTTTGCGTATAAGCCTTGTTTTGCCATTATGCGATGCCTAAACCTTTTTTAACTATCGCTAATGCTTTATCATCTAGTTCGTTATCTGTAGATTCGACTAACTTTTCAAGTAGGTCTACTACAAATCTCTTAAACTTATCGCTTTTTAAAGAGGTTAAAACCAGTGGTTTTATTAGTGCTAACATTTTCTTTTGGTAATAATGATTGTATAGGAACTATGTCGTGACACATATGTTCGACACGACTTCCCGGTCTTAAGGTGAAACCCTTTTGTTGTAGTTCTGCACATTTCAATGCGCGAACAAGTTCGTAGTCGAGCCTTAATTTTTCTTCCTGTCTTTTAGCTATTTCTTTACATTGCTTATAGCCACTCTTATCTAACGGAACCATAAAGTTAACTTGAAACCCCCAGTTCTCATTTAGCTGATAGCTAGTTGGATGTAACCCTTCCATATCTTCTTTTTCAGAATATGGATTGGTATGGTTGCCCATATAGAACGGTGAGAACGTCATCGTGCTACCGTTACAAGCCACTCCGGGAGCGTATTGTTGACGAGAAGCTGCACCATTATTTTGAAATTGTACAGCTTGATTCGTAACGTTTCCGGTGGCTGCGGCCACTGGATTCGAGGTGTTATTAACTTCTGGTTCGTCTGCTAAAACAGGTGTTATTGTGAGAAGACAGAGAGCGAGGTAGTAGTAGTATTTATAGTCCAATCTGTTGTGGCGTCTATTTGTTCTACTAACCCTGCGGCTCTCGATGTTACTTCTAGTGTCCAATCTGCTGCTGAATCCGTTACGGAAAATGTTGTATCTGATGCTGCAATGTCTCCAGAAGGAGTTACATTTGAGCCTGACCAACTTTTGACTTCTGATCCAAATACCTGTGTTTGCTTGACTTCTTGGACTGTTTGAGTGGTTGTTGTCGTTGAGTTCATCGACCCCTGAGTAAATTGTGGGGTGACTGTGTTTGCTCTCGCTACTGCGGGTGACAACAGTGCTAAGAGAAGAATCCATTTCTTCATGTTTTTGGGTTATTTATAGATGTTCCGTTACCGTTTCCATTCTTCTTACCATTGCCCGTAGACAGCCCAAAAGTTGCCAGCGCGCCTGTAAAAATCGAGGCTACGAAAGTGATATCAGACGAAGCTCCTAAAGGTTTTTTAACCATAGGCAGCTCAACATAATTTAGAGTGATGATAAATCCACTCCAGATAACAACACCAAGGCGCACCATTGCACCAAGTATTTGCATCTGTTCTTCATGGTCATCTACATTTTCTTTTAGTTTGGTAAGGAATCCTTTTTTTTCTGGCGGTTTTGCTTCCATTTATCTACTTTTGCTTGTATTGATTTCTGTAGCTTCTTTTTAATAGTGTTAAAAAAAGGTTGTGCAAAAGTTGTAACTGCCACCGCACTTACGGCTGCATAAGTTGCAGCCATAACTACTTCAGTTGTAGGAAGTGGTACTTCAATATTAAAGTAAGGTACTTCAAACTTTGGAGTAGGAGCGGGTTGTTCAGTCTTTTCTTTTGTCTTAGATTTTGTTTCTTTAGGTTTACGTAAATCACTAGGAGGTACGACTAAAGGTTTATAGGATGGAATATCAGCTGTAGGTAAATCTAATGCTGGAGTGGAATATTGCTGGGCGGGAGGTAAGGCTAAGGTTGGAAGGTGGATTGCTTCACCTAGCTCCAAGGCTTACCAGTACCATGTGTTGGTGTTTTCTGTGCAGCAATGTTTGCATCTATTGCAGCTTCAATTTTTGCTACAGTTCCAGCTTCTTGTGCATCAAGTTTTGCTTTAACCCAACCTATAACTTTTTCTTCTGTTAAATCTTTGTAAGGTATAAGAGTCTCAGGCTTTTCTAAATCTACTTCACCTGTAGCTCTTGTTTCATAAGTTCCATCAGAACCTTTAACTCTATAGATAACTTTATTTACGTATCCATCTGCGAGTTCTCTTTGAAGTGTATTAACTTCCCAAGTTTTTGTAATTGACATTTTAATTAGATTTATCTGCTATAAGTTTTGCTTTCCAAGCATTTTTTATTGTTGTAGTCCAAGCTGCTGTACATATTGCTGATACTTCAGCTGGCTCTCCCGAAAGATCTGTTTCTACAAAATTATTAGAATCATCTAGTATTCCACATTGTAAAACATATCTATCATATGATCTTGTAAGCTCTTTACCATCCTTTGTGATAACTGTAGCTTTACGAACTTGAACTGCTTTATATTGACCGACAATCTCTATCTTGTCGTATTCTATTGATTCGGCTAATGCCATTAGGATATATCTCCGATATAAACAGTTTTAGGCTTAGTTTATAGACATAGCTGCGGTCTAGGTTGTTTCATAAGTTCCAGAAACCCAAATCTTACTACCACTAAAATCATTATATAAAGCATAATCACCTCCCTCCATTTCAAAACCATAAAATGTGCTTTGTGCAGAATGTAATCTCATCATAAAAGGTTTCTTTTCAGTGCCACTTCTATCAGACATTGCAGATGCAACAATTTCTCTTGAACCAGCTTGTGTAAATGGAAGAGAAAATCCAAAACCACTTGTATCATTTATTGAACTACTTACAGTAAATTTGGCATTAAAATGAACTAATCTACCTACTTTTGTGTAATTAAAATGATTACATGTTACATGACTAGAGTCATTTAAATTAGCGTAACCAGGTGTGTGTGTTCCTTCTTCATAATCATCTAATCTATTAGCAGCAGCAGCTGGATCATTTGAACCAAATACAACAGAATTACATACTAATTTAGCCGATGCAGTTGTTTGCTTTAATGTGCCATCACTTATAAAGTAGAAAGCATTTTTACCGTCATCATGCCAAATATGGTCTATGTTTGTGGCATCTACATCTGATATATCTCCACCTTCGTTCCAACTAAGAATATTATTATTTAAACTTAATCCTGTTGCAGTAGTCTGGCATTTTTGAGAATTATTATAATATAGTCCAACCGAACCATTTTCATGGGCAACGATCATTGTTTCATCATTACTACCTTTGACATAAAAGTCATCGGCTCTAACAATTAAATGACCAACACCTGATGAAGGACAATCGATATAACTGTTTGATCCATCATGATATATCTGTAAATCAAAGCCACCACCAAACGCAAGCTTTGAATTATTTGTCCCACTTACATAGTCAGGAACTTTTAAAAGTCCATTACTATCTATAGTTAATCTTGTAGTTATTCCAGATGAATCACCAGTAGATTTTCCACTTTGTGTACGGAAAGTGACATTACCATTCATACCACTAACTGCAACCTGAGCAGCATAACCAGATTGGTTATTAATAGTATAATCATGCCACTCGCTATTACCTCTTCTATATCCACCAGCCGTCATGGTAAATTCATAACCACCATGGGTTCCAATAGCACCTAAATTTGATACAGGAAGGTAAGTTGAAGCTTGTGACCAATAATCAGATGGTGCATTTAAGTTAAGTTGTCCAGTTATTTTTGCACCATAACTTGTAGTTGCAAGGGCAGGGGATCCTCCATCGTAGTAAAGTTCTACTTGTGCATTAGGATAAACTTTAACACCGTTTTCATTGTCTACAGCTTGTAAATAACAATGACCACCGCCACCCATAATAAAGAGATTACCAGTATCGTTTGTTATAAAACTATTAGTTCCATCGTGATAAATTTGTAGGTCATCACCGGCACCAGCAGTAAATTTTTCACTATCAGTTAGTATTGATAGACCACCACCACTTGTTTTTAAAGCACCTGAAATTTGTGTACCCCAAGAAGTTGTTTCTAACTTTGGAACATTGTCGTAATAAAGTATAGTAGAACCGTTGCCGGTAGCTTTTA